CCAACGAATTGGGAGGCGGGGCGCGCGCCGATGCGGTCCACCGTGGGCCAGCGCCACGAGTTGGTCCGGTTGAGTTCCTGATAGGCGGCCGTGGACAAGCCGAAGCGGTAGTCGCCCAGCGCCATCATCATCATTGAGTCCGCGCTCGCCATGTCAGTCACTCAACACGGCGGCTTGTTCGTTGGCGAGGGCGTTTAGCTGGCGCCTCACCTCCAAAGCCACCGCATGCGGGTCATGGGCTCCGTGGATGTGCAACTCGCCAACAAGCGGCCCCGTCGCGCCGCGGCCGGGGCGGACGTGACGCGGGCCTCCGGCCATCGCCGCAATGTGGTGGTTGGGGATGATGCGGCCGGACGAATCCGGGGTGAACAACTCGCGGCCGCGCTCGCCCACCAAATAGGTGCGACCGCGAACCACCGGCCCGCCGCTTGCACGCGCCCCGGCGAGGCCGCCGCGCGCCGAGTTCATGCCGACATTTGCGGACGGCACGGAGTTCTTGAGGTTGGCGATGGCGTTGGCAAACTTGCCCGCGAGCCCGAACGTGAGCGCGTTGGCGATGCTCATGCCGATGCCGCGCCAGTTGACGCTATGCACCCACGAAATGAGGGAGTTCCAGCCCCGCTTCCACGCGGCCAAGAGCGGCCCGCGGAAGTAATAGCCGAGGGCGAGCACGGCGGCGCCGAGGATGATGCCCCAGCCGATTGGGTTGGAGATAAGCGCGAAGGCCGCGGCCAAGCCCTCCATGACCATTGGGGCCAGCGCCGCGAGGCCACGGAGCAAGAGCGGGCCAAGCAAGCGGACGCCCGCGGCGATGCCGCGGAAGAGGTAGCCCACGAGCCCGATTTTGCGGGCGCCGGACAGGAACAAGAGTTTGAAGATGCCCGTTAGCGGGGAGAGGATGAACCGGAGCCCGATGCCAAGCACCTTGAGCCCGGCGAGGCCAGCCGAGCCCAGCAACAGCGCGCCCACGCCTTGGCCCAACATCGGGTGCTTTTGGAAGGCGCCCGCCACCATGTTGATGCCGTTGGCGATGTGCACGAGCGCGACGGCCACCGGGCTTTCGCCCTTGCTCGTGCCGAACACCGTGGACAGCAAGTTGTTCATGGCGGCCTTGTCGGCTTGCCACGCCATGAGCGGGTCCCGGCGGAGCGTGTCGCTGTAGGCTTTGTCCACGCCCGGGACTTTGTTGATGAGCCGTTCGTCCTTGTGGAGCCGCGCCCTGTCTTGGTCATAGACAAGCACGTTGGCGAGCCGGTTGGCGTTCCGGTCGCGGAAGAGCGGCATCAGCGCCTTGGCGAGGCTCAATTGGTTGGAGGTGTCATAGCCGTGCGCGCGGAGCGCCGGGATGAGCACCGTTTCACTCCACTTGAGCGGGTCGCTAAGCGCGAGGTCCGTGCCCTTCATCGCGCCCGGCCGGAAGCCCACCGGACCCACCTTGTTATAGACCACGCCCTTGGGGTCCAAGAGGCCAAGCTTAATCCACGCCTCCGTGGACATCTTGTTCTTGGCCTTCCCGAGCAACGTGCCCATAAAGGTGTTCATCATCGTGCCCGCGCGCTCGCCGCCGAACTCTTGCACGAGCGACGGGGCAATCTTGTAAAGGTAGCGCTGGGAGAGTCCCTTGTTATACGGGTTGGCTTGCTGCGAATAGGCAAGGAACTCTTCGGGGTTGAACCGGCCGCGGGTGAAAATCATGGCCTGATAGGCGAGCGCGGACTCGCGCTGATACTTCGCGGCTTGCTGGGCCACGCCGCGCATTTCCATGGACCGGACCATGTTGTTGAAAATGTCGCCCGGGTCCCCGGCTTTGTCGCCAAGCATGTTTTGGAGCATGCTTCCCATGCGCTGATTGAACGTGAGGTTTTCAAGCGCATGCTGGAAATTGCCGAAGGCGCCCGTGGTTTCGTTGAGCACCTTGAGATTGTCCACGAGAGTCGTGGTGGGAAGCATTTGAATGGTGCGGTTGGCGGCGCTCATCGCGTTCGCCAAGTCCTTCGTGGTGCGCCCGGCGTTCCGCAACATTTGGAGTTCGTGCGAGAGTTCGGCGCTGTCGCCAATGGCGGCCTTGGCGGAAAACATGAGTCCACCGGCGGCCGCCAGCCCCAAGAGCGGGGACGCGGCCGCCATCGTGGAGCGCCAAGTGGCCTTCATTTCGGCCGCCCGGATTTTCATGGTCCGGGTCATGGACGCGAATTGCGCCTCCGCGCCCTTTACCGATTGGTTGAGCGAGGGGAGAAGCTTGCCGCCGATGTTGACGAAAATGTTAAGGCCGCGGGCGCTCACTTTGTTGCCTCCGAAATCCGCCGCTCAAGTTCCACGGCCGCGTCACACCAAGCTTCAAAATCGTCCAATTCCATGTCCAAGGCGGCCCGGAGAGTGATGCCGCCCTTGGTCATCCTGAGAAGCCCTAGGACGCTGACTCTTAACTCTCCGGAGTCGGCGCCAGCCCACGAAAAGCCGCAAGTTGTCCATCCAGCTTTTCAAGGTCCACGGGGTCCAGTTCCAAAAGGACTTCCTGCGGTTGCTCCGTGAGGTCCACGAGCAACGCGAGGCCCTTTTCAAACTCCGTGCCCTTGGCACGGTCCGCCTTGAGTTGGTCCCGAACCTTCGGGCGGCGGATGGTGATGGTTTTGATGGTGTTGCCATCCACCTCCACCGGGAAGTCCAATTCAATGTCGGCGCTCAGCCGCTTGTCAATGTCGCTCATGCTTGGCCTTTCCTTGACCGTTTGAGACTATGTGAGGATGCGGCGCCGGGGCTTAGAGCCCGATGTCCGCGCGGATGCCCGCAAGCTGGTCCACGCCGCCGATGATGCGCTTCATGTTGAGAACGTCGATTTCAATGACATCCTCGCCGCCGACATTGAGCCGGTAATAGTTGAGGCAATGCTCAAACTCTTGGTCACTGGACTTGCCAGCTTCCCAATCGCCCATGCTCAGCTTGTTGAAGCGGCCGCCCATTTCCACGGTGACCGCAACGCGCGCGCCGTCCGAGTCACGGACGAACGAACCGCGAGCCGTGACGCGCGCGGAGTTGCCGCTCGTGACGCCCACAAGCTTGAAGTTCTCCGGGTCCGGGTCCGCGAACGTATAGGTGGCCTTCATGGCGTCCATGCCCATGTCCACTTCCGTTTCGGCGTCCATGCCGCCGCCGCGGTAGCCCTCAGTTTTGAGCGCGATTTCCGGCAGCTTAAGCGTTTTCGCAACGCCCGCCATGCCGCGGCCGTTCACGATGCAATTCATGTTCTTGAGGATGCGAGGCGTTGCCATCGGTTACGGTCCCTTTAGCTGGCGGCGAAGAGGTTGGTGATGAAGGCGTCCGTGATGGACGAACGGAAGGTCACGCGCTCAGCCGGATAGGTGGGCGTGAACTCATAGGAGAAGGTGGCGTGGCCGTTCGCAATCTGCTGGGCGTCGTTGAAGTCCGGGTCCACCCAGCACTTGCCGCCGACGATGGCGCCGCGGGCTTCAAGGTCGCGGAGATAGGCGTTAACCGAAGAGGTCACGTCATCGAAATAGCCGCGGGTGATGCCCTTATCGCACGCCCAGCGGTGTGCCCGCTGGATGGACAGGTCAATCATGTCCGCGGTGCGGCTCACGCAAAGGAACGCGAACATGGGGTCGCTGGACGTGGTGCGGTTGCCCCACAGCCTATAACCCTCATCGCGGATGATGGTGGCCACCTCGTTTTCGTTGAGAAGGTTGGCGCGGGTGTTGGAATCGCCAAGTGCGAAGTCAATGGGCCGGTCCACGCCGCCGATGCCCAACAGTTCCTCGTTGGAAGGCGACTTCCAAAATCCCTGCTCCGCGTCAACGCGGGCAATGAGCCCGGCAACGCTCGCCGCCGGGTCCGCCGAAACGTAGGCGGCCGCCGTGGTGTCATAGACCTTGGCGTGCGGGTCCACGATGTAAACGCGGCGCGAGCCGTAGTCCTCGCGGTAGTCCAGCGCCGCGGCGTCCGTGGTGTTGGGTCCGCCGATGATGGCGTGCGCGCGAAGCGAAGTGGCCAGCGATTCCAGCGCTCCCGCAACCGGATTCTTGACTGAGCCGATGGTGGCGGTTGCCGTGGCGGGCGTGGTGTTCGCGCCGGTGATGACCACGTTGGGCGCGGCCGTGAGGTGCGAGCCCGGGGTGTCAATGACAATCGCCGTGACCTTGCCCGCGTCGGCGCCGGTGCCAAGAACGGCGTGCGCCGTGGGGAGCACCAAGTCCGGGTCCGCTCCGCCGCCGGTGAACGTGATGACCGGGGCCGCGGCGTAGCCCGCGCCCGTGTCCGTGACGGTGATGGAATCGACGCCGGTGGGGCGGCTTGCCGTGAACTCCGGCGCGATGAGAAGCATGGGCGTGACGCCCACGAGTGATTGAGAGTTGCGAAGCGCTTGGATGCCCGTGCGGGCACCCGTGCCCGCGTCAATGGCACCAACCACGTTGGCGAGGGTAATGTCCGCGTCCGCGTCCTCAGCAACGCGGATGACCACCACGAACGGCGAGAACTCCGCGAAAATCTGATTGAGGGCCTTGGGCAGCGTGCCCGTGGTGCCAATGGTGCCGTAGCCGCCGCGGCTATTCACGAGCACCGGCGTGTTGAGCGGGAACGCCGCCGCGTCCGCTTCCGGCGCGGTGCCCACGATGCCGATGATGGCGGAGCGAATCGTCTGAATCGGGCGGGGTCCACCATCAACGGTGACCACCTCAACGCCATGCAAAAAGTCGGTTGCCATCGGGCTAGTCCCTCGCTTCTTCGGAATAAGTTGTGGCTGACCATAACCGCGCCCGGCGGCTCACGCGGGGCGGGTTGAATGGCCTTACGGTGAGCCGCCGCCCCCGCCGCCGCTCGCCCAAGCCGTAAGGTTGAGCGTCCAGCTATTGCCGCCGGAGTTGACGGTGACGGTTGCCGCGTGGTCCGCGCTCAGCGTTGCGTTGAGCGTGAACGTGATGCTTGTGGCCGAATCCCCGCTCACCACATCGGCGGTCACGTTGTTCCCCGAAAAACTCCACGTCCACGGAACGCTCGCGCTGGCGCCGATGGTGTAGCTAACGCTTCCCGTGTCGCTCGCGCTGTAAGTGCCGGGCGCCGGAGTGTAGGTGGCGCCGGTGGAGGCCGTGTTGGTGATGGTCACCGTGACGTTGCCGGTGGTGGCCGTTTGACCCAGCGAATCCGTGATGGTGCACTTGAACGTCGCGGTGCGGGACTCGCCGTTGGCCATCGTGGTCGCTTTGAACTTCGTGCTTGCCGAGGTGGCGCTCACGAGGGTGATGGCGCCGCCGCTCACCTTCGTCCACGAGTAGGTGTAGGGGCCAGCCCCGCCCGAGGCGGTAGCGGTCGCGCTTGAGGCGGTGGTGATGCTGGCCGTTGTGCCGGACCCGCTGAGGCTCGCCGGGCTCGCGCTCGCGCTGAGCGCGGAGGCCCGCGCGATGGTCACGGAAATGCTGGCGGTGGCGGTGAAGCCGTTGGCGTCCGTGACGGTGCATTGCCACGTTGCCGAGCGCGTTTCGCCAGCCGTGAGGCTGGACGAAGTGAAGGTGGTGGTGGCCGCGTTGGGGCTGTCACACGCGATGCCGGTTGAACTTGCCGAGCCCGCACCGCTCACGCGCGTCCAATGATAGGTGTAAGGCGCCGTTCCGCTTGAGCCCGTGGCGGTCACGGAGGCGGTGGTTTCGGAAGCCGTGAGGTCCGTGCTCGAAAGGCTCGTTTTGTTGAGCGAAATGGAGGGCGCGGCCACGCGGTCCAGCGTCACCGTCACATTGCAAGTGGCCGTTGCGCCGGTCGCGGTGTCCGTGACCGTGCACCGCATGGTTGCCGTGCGCTCTTCGCCCACGGTCATCGCGGCGCCGCTCTTGAAGGTGGTGGTGGCGGAAGTTGGCGAGTTCGCAACCACATCGCCGCCGGACACCTTGGCCCACGAGTAGGAATATGAGCCGGACCCGCCCGCGGCCGTCACCGTCACGCTTGCGGTGGTCACCGTTGCGGTGGTGTCGATTGCCGAGCGGCTGGGCGCGCTCGGGGTGGCGGTCAGCGCGGCGGTTTTGAGCACCCACACGCCACCTTCCTTGCGGTAAAGCTGGCGTTGCGCCCACGAGCCGGACTCTTTGCGGTAAACGCTCGCGTTCCCGAACGCTCCGGCGGCTTTGCGGTAGAGGCCCACCGGCGCCTAGCCGATGTAAATGTCACCATCCACGCCAAGCGCCGGGGCGGGGGCGCCAGTGCCGGAATGGAGGGTGATGCCGCTTGCTCCCGTGCCCGTTTTCACGAACGCGGATGACGCCATCGTTGCCGCGGAGCCGAGCCCAAGGTTGGTGCGGGCGGCCGCCTTGTCGGGAATCGCGGCGAGGTTGTCCGTGATTTGAAGGAAGCGGCCGTCCGCCTCCGTCTTGTCGTAGGCGTTGACCAACTGCAAATAACGGGCATCGCCGGTGGTGAGGTCCAGCGTGTCCGCCTTGAGCGAATAGCGCGCGTCACTCGTGGTTTTGTCATAGACGTTCGCGGCGGCCGCGAAGTAGGTGTCCGCCCGGAGCGCGGCGGAGCCGAGCCCAAGGTTGCCGCGCGCGGCGCTGGCATCAGTAAGGCCCCCAAGATTGCCGGACTTGCTGAGGAAAGAACTGTCCGCGACCGCCTTTGTGTAAACGTCCGCGGAGTTCGCCTTAGCGCCCACTGCGGCATCAACTTCGGCCTTGGTGTAGCTGTCCGCGATGAGCCGGAAGCGCGCATTGGATTGCGCTTGGGTGAACACGTTGGACGTGGTGATGGCGCCGAACGCATAGCCGCTAATGACATCGCCCGCGGTCGCGCCAGCGGCGAGCACCACATTGACGCCATCGGTAGCCGTGAAGTCGGCATCCTTGAGAAGAACGCCGTTCTTGGCCACGATGACCATGCCGGGGTCATAGCCGCTCGGGATTGCGAAGGACGTTTGCCCGGCGGTGGCGGTGATTGCGAACGTCTCGAAGATGGATGCGACGGTGGACCCCGCATTTTTCCAGCCGCCCGCACCAAGCACGCGCTGGGCGTCCAACGTGGTGTCGAAATAGGAGTCGCCAACTTGGACCGGCGTGCCGTCCGGGCGCGCCGTGGGTGGCGCGGCCATCGCGCCTTGATAACGGTTGCGATAGTCCGCGAACGCGGCCGTGACGGCCGCAATGGCTTCATCCCGCACCGCGTCCGGGGTGGTGTCCGCGGCCCACTCATCCTTGATAGCTTGAAGCGTTGCTTGGATGGCCTCAGCGTTGTTGAAAATCGGCGTGAGGACTTCCGTGATGCGGTCCAAGCCCAATTGATTGAGCGTGGCGAGCGCCGCCTCAACGTCCGGCGTCAACGCCTCCACCGCCTTGAAGCGCGCGATAAGGTAGGCCATCGCGCGGTTCATGCGCTCCGGCGTTGCCTCGCGGCCAAGCGGCGTGGAGAAGTCTAGTTCAGGAGGAAGCGCCGACATTGGCCACCAAGCCCTCTTCGTCCAGCATGGTCTTGAGTAGCCCCTCGCGGACGTTCACCGCCCCCGGCCTGTAAGTGAAGCCAAGGTGGGTGAACGGCCGGGTGAGGGTCACGTCATAGCGGCCGCTTTGACTCTTCGGATACCGGCGAGCCATTAGAGCGCGTAATCCTTGCGCTGAGCGATGTGGAAGAGGCTGAGGGAGTTGTCCGTGCCGCCCGTAAGCTTCACGCGGATGTCCGTCACACCGGCGCCGAGATTGAACACATAGGTGCGGTCAATCGAGCCATCCGGGTTGGTGACATCCGAGGACGAGTCCGCGGCCTCCGTGGTGGCGGAGGTGGCGCCGGTGAGAAGTTCGCCGGTGAGTGTGTGGTGCGCCGCGTCGAAGTCCTCCAACCGCACGGTGACGTGGATGTTGGTGGACGGCGCCGGAAGCGTCCGCAGCGCGCCGAAATAGGTGAACGCCGTTTTGGAGCGCGCGATGGTCACTTGCGAGTTGGAGATTGTCAGGCACGGCATGACATCCGGCGTGCCGGTGAACACGGCGCGGAACGCCACGAGGTTCGGCATGACGCCGCCAGCCCCGAGGATGGACGAGTCCACCGCCGCGAGCGGATACCACACGCCGCCAACTTGGATTTCATAGGCAAGCTGGGTGGAGCCCGGGAGGATGGCGGACGAAAGGATGTCGATGTCGGAAATGCCGCCCGCAAGGCTCAGCGGTTGGAGGTCAATGACCGCCCGCGAGGCCGTGAACTGAGCCTGATAGAGCGAGAACATGACCGCCTTGGTGCCGTCGCCTTGGACGTAGGCGCCGTCCTGATGGAAGAAGAACGTGCCTTCCGGGTAGGACGAACCGGCAACCGCGGCCAACGCATGGTCCGCGGCCGTGAGGACCACGATGGCATAGCGCACGCCGCCGGTGAGGAACGCCGGTTGGATGCCGATGACGGTTTCCTCGTTGAGCGCGAGCGCCGAGCGGTCCACGGCGGTTTGCGACACCACCTTGTCCAACAGCGGCATGCCGCGGTCCGTCTCGCAAATGAGCACGGTGATTCCGCCAGCGGCCGCGAGGCGCGAGAAGGTGATGCCAACCGCGTCAAGCCACATGTCGTTGGCGTTGAGGAAGGTTTGCGCGGCGTTCGTTCCGCTCACCGTATTGGCAACGGTGACCTCTTCCCAATAGGGGGCCTCATAGGAGTCCTCCCAATTGTTCTTGGCGCGAGCGGGGACGTGGTTCTTGACCGCCTCAACCTTGAGGTTGGCCGGAACTGACCACGCTTCATCCGCGCGGCGAAACACGTTCGCGGCAACGTCAAAGCGGCCGGTTTTGAGCCAATTGGCCGCGCTGCTGACCGTGCGCGCCGGGCCGTGCCGGAGCCGGTGGCGCGAAGCCGTTTTCTGGACCAAGTGGTGGTCCGTGTAGGAATAGCTTGCGAGCGGGAACTCGCCCACCTTCGTGCCGACGATGCTTGCGCGCTTGACGCGCGTGTAGGCCGGGAAGAGGACGCCGCCGACAATCTTGGCCGCCGGGTTGAGCGGGTTGAGGATTGCAAGCTGCGAAGTGGCCGGAGCCTCCGCGGGGAAGCGGATGCCCTCTTCGACGGTGGCCGAATAGCCCGCGAAGTCCGGGTCGGAGCCCGACTCGTCCAACAGCAAATCGCAGTAGGAATCGAACGCCGTGCTGGGGATGCCGTCCTTGGCTTCAAGGACCGCGAGGCGGTCCAGCGTGCGGCCGTAGGGCTCAAGGCCAACGAGGCTGGCCTGTCCCTTCGTGAGCGCGGCGATGTCGGAGCCGAGCGACTGGACTTGCGGCCCAATCTTCTTCTGGAACGCCTCAAGGTCGCCGGTGCGGCTCGCAACCGAAGCCACCGAGTCCAGCATGTTTTCGGTTGTCATCGTGACCGATTCGATGCCGGTGG